CTATCGAGTTTGAATGAAACCTCACCGATTTCAGTCTCAAGCTCAAGTGAATCATACTGTGCCCAAGCAATCTTGAATAAAGCAGCGATAGCTTCCTTAGTAGCAGCTGGGTCATCAGGAGTAATAGCAGCGTCTAACTGAGCAGCCTCAACACCGATGTAACCATCGATAGTACCTGCCTGCTGTACAACTGGTTTTGCAAGGTCAAGTTCAAGATAAATCTTACCCTCTGCATCGCAAATTCCATCGTACTCTACAATACCCTTACCATATTTCTGTGTAACAACACGGAAAGGAACTGACTCATACTTACGGAAAGCTGAAGTCTGAACTGCTGAATCACCAAGAGCAGCAGCTGTGAACTCCTTCATAGTGATAACCTTTAATGAAGCAAGGAAACCTTCAGTATCCATTTCGTTACCATCAGGACCAGTCAAACGACCAGCGTTGAAAGCAGAGAAGCCATCAACCTCGATGATTACGTTACGAACGGTTCCATCGAAACCACTCTTGAAGTACTTGTTAAGGTTGTCTGCTGCGAATGGACGAACACCCATAGGTGTAAGCATTACTGGAACAGCTGCGCCAACTTTAATAGTTACCTTACCCTTAGAGTTATCATAAAGGAAGTCATTGTAGAATAAGTCGTAAAGACTCTTCTCGAAGTACTGAGTTACCTCAGGACCAGCCTGACGATAGTTAGTTGCAGGGATTGTTGGGTCAGCCTTAACTGCTGCTGCTAAATCAGCACCACTTGCATACTCATCTTCACCTGCTTCGATAGCTGGATTAATTTTAACGAATTTCTTCTCAAGTTCGTTGATTGTCTCATCTGGGAGATAGTATCTTGGGTCGATACGTCCACCCTGATTACGATTTACACGGTCATAGCCCATAAGACCCTTGTGACGACCGGTTGTACCATCAATAATATCACCAGGTTCTGTGTCACCTGTAACGTTTGCAGGAAGTTCCCACTCTCTCTCTGAAGTAACAGGGAGGATGAAGAACAACTTACCTACTGGAAGGTTCATAGCCTGAACTGATACGATGTCGTTAGCAAGAAGCTTGCTGAATACACGACGGATGATAGGGAATACAACAGTTTCAAAAGAACCACTGTTGTCAGAAGCTGTAGCCTCATAAATCAAGTGCTTAGCCTCGTTTTCATACAATGTAGCAACATTCTCTTTAATGTTACCCTCAAGACCTTCAGTAAAGCCTAGAGAATCCCAACGATTCTGAATGTCCTCACGTATTTTTTTCTGAGCATTAAGTTCGATATTACCAACTTGTCCGCTAGTTAAAAATTCTCTCATAATGAATTATTTAAATAATTTATTTTTAGTTTATTTTTTCTTTATTTACAAATTCTATGCATCAAATCAAGTGAATTTAAAATATCATTTGAACGATAGATTTGTGTTTCATTAATTTTGTTGTCATTTACGCTGTACTCTTTACTCTCATCGATGTTCATCTTTGATTTCTTTTGTAACTCACGTGAAATGCTTTCATACAATGTTTTTGAAGCTTCTACTGTATTAGCCTCGTTACCGAATCTTGCGATAATCTCTTTCTTCTCATCCATACTTGTTGAATTTTCCATAACAAGTTTAATGATATTTCCAAGATTAACGTTTGTTACAGCAGCCTCTTCGAGAGTTGCCTTAAATTGCTTTAAAGCGTTCTTAAGAGCCTTGTTCTCTTCGAAAATAGCGTTAGCCTTCTTGATTACATTCTCAACCTTTACATTTACATTAACATCCTTTGCAGAATTGTTATTGTATGGGTTGTCACCTGTACCAGTCTCCTGACCATTCTGTGCTGTGTGGAAACTACGTCCTTTACGTCTGCGATTTCCATTGTCGCCATCTGTTCTTGAAGTACTACCTACATTTGCTGTGTGTTCCTGTCTTGTCTTGAGTTCGTTGATTTCTCCGCTTTCCTCAGCTTCGCCCTCTTCCTCAACAGTCTTACCCTTTTGAGCAGTAAATGGTTGATTTTCGCTCTTATCATTTTTCTTACCTGACCAAGGTTTCTTAGAGTCCTTTGGAACTCCAGCGTCCCAGTCATTAACGTTTTTGCCCGGCTCTGACATACCAGGATTTGTCATCACATCCTTACTCTGATAATTATCAGTATAACCAACGTTAGAGTTATATTCATTCAATGCGATTTCAAAAATTCTTGATTCG